TTATGTTGAAGTGGATGTCAGTGACCCTGACCATACCAACAGCAAAGCTTACTATTTAGCTAATGATGTTCAGTTCGTGAACGACATCTGGCAAATTAAATGTGACTATCTCGCACCGGTCGGGTTCGATTGGACGGAGAATGGTATTCCGGTAAGCCTTGTTAATTGGGTAGATGAGAACGGTAACAATGTACCAGATGGAGCTGACAAAGACTTCAAACCTGGAATGTACTTTAGTTTCGAAATTGACGAAGCTCGTATCTATGATACAGGTATCGGAGGCTATTACGGTGGATATTACTGGCGTCAGTTCCAATTCGGTCAGTTCGGAAATATCTGGCTCTCAACTTGGGACAAGGATGATTTAGTGAACTACTATAATTAGTTCAGTCATTCTACACCATTGACCTATTTAGGTTAAACGTGTATACTATATATGTTCATTGTTTTATATCCGTGAATTTTTTCACACAAGAAGGTCGGGCTAATAACCCGGCTTTTCTTGTCGCAAAAAAAAGTTCAATATTTTCGAATATTTTCGGATTTATCAGTTGTGTATTACCCGGTAATATGTTATACTTAACTTGTAAATAAGAAATACAAAAGAAAAAAGGGGAATAAAGCTATGAAACTTATTTTCGCGGAGCTTAAAATCGGAGATACGCTAACTAATAAACGTAACTCAAAGTCATTTAAGGTAGAAACGTTACTACCGGAGGAAGGAAAAGCGGAGTTACTTAACCTAGATACCCAGGACTTTGTAACCGTGTCTAAGGCTACATTAGAACGGTGGTACGAGGTACAGAATGAGACTCCTGAACCAAAAGGTCCTAAAGTAGCTAGACGGTCAGTACGCCGGACACCTCGTCCAGTAGTTACTGAACCAATTGCGGATACTAACGATACCGAGGTTGTAGAGATTAAGGAAAAACGCAATAAAAAGGCGAACAGTGCTGTACCTAAATCCGACCATGTACTATCCCTTACTAAGGAATTGGAAGCTCGTATTAGTAAAGACTTCCCTGCTTCCAGACGTGGGGTAACTCAATCGTTCATTAAGTACCATCATAAGTATAACTTCGTTAAGATTTTCCAAACTAAGTCCAAGATTCGAATCAATGTACTATCTCGCGCAATGCCGGAAGATGTGAAACAGAAATTGGATCGAATTGTTCCAGCTAAATATGGTTGGCCTATTGATGGATTGTTCACAATTCGCCGTGAAGAGGACCTAGATACTGCGATGGAACTGATTGCTTATTCTGCGAAAGGAGCTAAGGATTGATTCAATTAGTTATCGATAAATCCAGAATGAACAAGCGGGGTAATAGTATTTACATCACTATACCTAAGGATACAGATGACGAGGAGTTATTAGGTACCCAACTGTCCATCTTACCTAAAATTAGGGAATTAGGGTATAACCATTTCGAAGTACCTATTCGATACTTCTCGGAAGTACTAACTGCGCTGGAGTTCTGGGATCTAGAAATTAAAGGTGAAATACCTCAAGAAATTCGTGAGTACATTAAGTCCAGAAATGATATTGTGAACGCCGATACTGGAGATTTTACCTTTAAAACGAAGCCGTTCGAACATCAGGTAGAATGTTTCGAGTTTGCTAAAGACCATCCGTGTTTTCTATTAGGTGACGAGCAAGGTCTAGGAAAGACTAAGCAAGCTATTGACATTGCCGTAAGTCGGAAGAACCAATTTAGTCATTGTCTAATAGTATGTTGCGTATCTGGCCTTAAATGGAATTGGGCTAAGGAAGTAGGTATCCACTCCAATGAACAAGCGCACATTATAGGTAGCCGAGTAAACCGTAACGGTAATTTAGTTATCGAAGGTATTAATAAGCGGGCGGAGGACTTACTCACGAACCATGAGGAGTTCTTCCTCATTACTAATATTGAAACTTTACGTGATAAGGCGTTTACTTCAGCTCTTCGCGAACTTACTAATTCCGGTACAATTGGTATGGTAGTAGTAGACGAGGTACATAAGTGTAAGAACCCTGGAAGTCAGCAAGGGGAAGCTATACATAAGCTGAACAGCTTCTATAAATTAGCTTTAACCGGTACTCCATTACTGAACTCACCTATCGATACCTATAACATTCTAAAATGGTTAGGGGTGGAACATCACTCACTAACAGCGTTTAAAGCCCGATATTGTGTACAGGATAATTTCGGCCAGATTACGGGGTATCGAAACTTGTCGGAACTGAAGGAGATAGTGAACGCTAACATGCTTAGGCGTACGAAGGACCAAGTACTGGACCTACCTCCTAAGATTCGAACTATGGAATATATAGACATGGGTAAAGACCAAACTAAAATCTATAACGAAGTTCGAACTAAATTCATTGAGGACATTGACAAGGTTATGCTAAGTAGTAACCCGCTAGCTGAGACTATTAGGTTACGACAGGCTACAGGAAATCCAGAAATCCTAACTACGAAGAAAGTCAAATCGGCTAAGTTCGAACGTGCGTTAGAGATTATAGATGAATGTATATCTAGTGGTGAATCTGTAATTGTGTTCAGTAATTGGGAGAAGGTAATTACCCCACTATTCCACTCAATTATGAAGAAGTACCCGGCTACTTTAGTTACCGGTGAGACGGAAGACAAGTTCGGAAATATTCAAGCCTTCACTGAATATAAAGGACCTTCTGTTATCTGCGGGACTATAGGAGCATTAGGTACAGGGTTCACCCTAACTAAAGCGACTACTGTAATATTCCTAGACAGTCCGTGGACTAAAGGTGAGAAGGATCAGGCTGAGGACAGAGCCCATCGTATAGGTGCTACATCTCCTGTATCTATTATTACTTTAGTTTGCAAGGGGACAATCGATGAAGTAATCGAAGATATCGTAGCTAGTAAAGGGGAGATAGCTGACTATGTAGTAGACGGTGTACCTCTGAAGAACAAGTTGGCTAATCTATTTGATTTAATTATTAAGTGCTAAGGGGTACAAATGGTTAAAAGAACAATGTATAGTCTAGTACGCAAGGATACCAAGCAAATTCTAGACAAACGACAGTTCCTATCTTGGACTAAGGTAGATTACTGTGAAGCGTTAAGTGGTTTATTAGAACGAGGGGATATGAAGTATATAGCTCTTCAATTGAACTGTAACGAGCGTACCTTAAAGCGCATGGTAAAGTTCGATAAACTACCTAACGAAAAACAATGCGAAGCTATTCGGAGGTTAATAAATGAAGGAAATTAATGGTGTAAAATACTACCGAATTTCGGAGGTATGTAAAATGGTAGGGCGGAGTCAGACCACTATCACTCGAGTGTGGTACGGAGCCGCAAATTACGCAAAGGAACAGAATATTCATTTCCCGTTTTACTTACCTAAATTTCGAAATGATTTAGACGGTAAGAAGACACGGTATTGGAGCGAGGAGGGGGTTCAGAAATTAATTAAGTTTCGAGACTCTATTGTACCTGGAGATTTAGCATTCTACAACCGTCAGCATATGTGGGGAGAACGTCAACTAATCTCAAAAGATCGACAACAATTTAGACAGGAAATGTCTGAACTTGCTGACGCTAATTTAGATGAACTTATGAAGGAGAAAATCTAATGAAAGAAATTCAAAATGAAAAAGAGTTTTTAGCTCTATTACCTCAAGTCGCCCAATCTAATTTGGAGCTTGGTGAACTAACTAAGTCAGTCAAATCCGGTAAAGAATTACTAAAGAGTTACATGCTACTTGAGGACATTGAGTCAGTTGAAGTAGGTGATTGGGGAGTTACTTGTTCAAGTTCTACTAAATCTTCGATGGACGAAGACATGCTAGTTAAAATTGTTCAGGACTTAATTGAACAATCTAATGGACTCGATAAAGAGGCTTATCAAAATCTAATTGTAATGAAGCCAAGTATTAATGAAGACTTACTTGAGGACCTCATCTATAACAAGCAACTTGACCCCGAAGTCATTAAGCCTGCTATCACTGAGACGGTGTCTTATACGTTACGCTTTAAAAAGATTAAGAAGAAGAGCCCTAAATCTCGCAAAAATTCTTAATATTTCGCGGCTATTTAACGTTATTTTAGAGAATACGTAAAATACCATTAAGGAGATAAAACAATGCCTAGAGAGCGCATAAAATCGCAGAATAATAACTCCGATAATCGTCATCTACTATTTAAGTCTATAGGACTTCCCACGAAGGGCTTATTCGGAAATAGTACGAAAGGTCTATCTAATAGGGATAGGGACTATCTAATTACTAAAGACCAGATACTTAATTTTATTAACGGTAAAGCCTACACGGAAATTACCCTGAAACAATTAAGTCATTTCTTTTTAGTTCAGTACGAATTTATTTACAAGGTTGAATGCATTGATTACAATTGGTTCAATTTTCAGACTACGATGAAGAAGTTAAAAGATTATACAGGATACTCCTCGTGGGTAGAGATGGCGTGGTTCATTTACCAATCAATTGATAAAAGTTCAAGATGCTTGTTCGAAAATGTACCTAATGTGATTACGCTATCTGTATTTAAAAGATCTTGGCTAGTGGACGAATTATTAGACAAATCTCCGAAATTTAGCTCATTTTATTAAAAAGATGTAGACAAGATATAGATCTTTTTCGAACCACTTAACAAATTCGCGAAATTTGGTGTATATCTAGTAAAAAAGACTTTTTTACAAAGTCATTTTTACAGCTGCTTTAGAGCAGCTTAGCAAGCTAGATCTCTCTCCCTCCATCGGGTCCATATATACAGGTATTGAACTATTTTAGGTATATGGACTAATAAAATGTTAAAGAAAATTAAGGGCAGACTGAACATTTTAGAAAGGTAAAATAATGGACGTAAATGAAATATGGAAAAGAAAAGTTCATCAATTATTAGTTGAATCAGGAGTACCTAAGAAATATTTAGTGCCTCAAAATCTAGTCCCGCGAAAGGCTGATGATTTAGCTTGGCAGTGGCTAGAGGATTATAGGTCGAATGTAGTTGAAAATGTGAACGAGGGTCGAAATGTTGTTATTACTAGTAGTACTGTAGGGAATGGTAAAACTAGTTGGGCGATTCGATTACTTCAACGTTACATCGCCGAAACTGCTTTAGACGGACTATTAGATGTTAAAGGTGTATTCTGTGTTAGTTCTTCTATGTTGGAAATCTTCGGCGACTTTGGATACTTCGAAACTAGTATTGAATTTTTTAACTATCTGAACCGACTGAAGACTTGTAGATTATTAGTGATCGACGAAGTGGGGTCAGGTAGGGTTACGCAAGTTTCCTACAATCATTTCTACGACCTTATTAATTACCGGGTAGATAATAATTTATGTACTATCTATACTACTAACTATTCCGATGAAAAGATTCAGGACGTATTAGGGAAGCGTCTGTATAGCCGAATTTACGATACCTCAACTGTAGTTGAATTTACTGCGTCAAATGTTCGAGGTTATACCCCACAGGAGGTGAAAGATTTTGAACGAGCCTAAGTATTTAGTACTGGATAAGAATCTAGTACCTATGATTTATAAGAATGTTCGAGGTGAGATAGTTAAGTGCTGTCTTTTAAAGCCGATTAGTGCTTCCGTATATCTATTCGATAACTTGTTTTTAACTGAACAGGAAATTCGGGAATACGACGAACGGCTTCTTGATTTTATGTATAAATACTGGAAGGAGAATATTTATGACTTCAAAGTCGAAAAGGTTACTATCCCTCGTGATTAGTTCCGTACTATTAGGTGCGGTGATAGGGGTAGTCAGTATGCTAGCTTACAATAACTCTAAAGTGAAACAGGTAGAGGAACAGTATCGTAACGCTTATTACCTATCTATGGACGATACCGGGTTATGGTTAGGTGACCGACCTGGACATAAATTCTATCCAATGTACGACATGCACGGAAATAGATTGGGGGCTAAACGTGATTCAACTACAGGTACTGAATAAGGTACTTCAGGACAAGAGTACTTCTATTTTAGTTAGCAACGGGATAACAGACGAATACTTCAGTGACTACTATCCTGAATATGAGTTCATTATGGACCATGTTCGAAACTATGGGAATGTTCCTGACGACGAGACTGTACTTGAACATTTTCCAGGATTCGAACTTCTGAATATTTTAGAAACTGATGCTTATTTAGTAGATAAGATAAGGGAAGAGCATTTATATAATGCCATGGTACCTATCCTTAGTCAGGCGGCTGAGGATATGCAAACCGATTCAAGTATAGCCGTATCAAATATTTTACCTAAACTGGAAAAACTCATTCAGCAATCTAAATTCGTAGGCGGTGTAGACTTAACTAAATCAGCGTACGACCGTTTTAATTGGGCTATGGACATTGCAGATAAGTCAGGTGACTTATTAGGAGTACCTACAGGATTCGAACTATTAGATGATGTATTAGGTGGAATGTTACCGGGTGAGGAACTGATTGTTATTGTAGGACGTCCTGGACAAGGTAAGTCTTGGACACTTGACAAGATGATGGCCACTGCGTGGAAACAAGGTCAATCTGTTTTACTCTATTCAGGGGAAATGAGTGAGATGCAAGTTGGTTCTCGTATCGACACCCTATTATCTAATGTAAGTATTAATTCCATTACTAAAGGGGTCTGGAACGATAATGAGCTAAAGAAGTACGAAGACCATATCGAACTTATGCGAGATAGTGATACTCCTCTCGTAGTCGTTACTCCAATGATGATCGGTGGACGTAACATGACCCCGGCGTTATTAGACAGTATGATTCAGAAGTACAAACCTAAGGTGGTAGGTATTGACCAACTGTCCCTTATGAACGAATCTATACCGAGTAGGGAACAGAAGCGTATTCAGTACGCTAATATCACCATGGACCTTTACAAGTTGTCAGCTAAGTATGGAATCCCTATTGTACTAAATGTACAGGCTGGACGTGCGGCTAAAGACGGCGGTAACGATACTATTCAATTAGAACATATCGCAGAATCCGATGCCGTGGGACAGAACGCTAGTCGGGTTATTACAATGCAACGTGACGAGGCTAACGGTATTCTTAGACTATCCGTAGTAAAGAACCGATACGGTGAAGATAACAAGACTATTGAGTATATGTGGGACGTAACTACAGGTACCTATACTCTTATAGGCTTTAAGAATGATGACGACACGGAAGACAAGTCTAGTCCAGTTATGTTGAAAGCTCGTCAGTCATCTAATAAATTGCAGAAACAAGTAAGTCGGGAAGGAGTAGAAGCATTTTGAAAGTTAATGGATTGTATATTGACGCTACGTGCGAGCAAATTATTCAGCAACTTACTTTCGAACTTGAGCGTGACTATGGACGTACCTTATTTAGACGTACGAAGAGCTTAGGTTCGAATATGCAATTCTCCTGCCCATTCCACGGTAACGGTATGGAGAACCATCCATCTTGTGGAATGAGCAGAGAGGTTACATATTCCGGTACACGACTAGTTGAAGCAGGTACAGTTCATTGCTTCACTTGCGGCTACACAGCAAAACTGAATGAATTTATTAGTGATCTATTTAATCGGAAGGACGGAGGATTCTACGGTAACCAATGGTTAAAACGAAACTTCCTATCTGGTGAGGAACAAGTTCGACCTTTATTAGATTTAGGGTTGCGTAAAGGTAGTAAGACGGTAAAACGGTCGTACTCCATTATATCCGAATCGGAGTTGGAGAAGTACAGATGGATTCATCCTTATATGTACAAACGCAAACTGACTGACGAAATTATTGAACTATTTGACGTAGGCTACGATAAACTGAACGACTGTATCACGATGCCGGTTAGGGATATGGAAGGAAATACTATATTCTTTAACCGACGAAGTGTAGGTCAGAAATTCCATAAGTACGGGGAAAGTGACCCTAAGACTGAATTTCTTTACGGAGCCTACGAGGTATTAAAGTACCGAGATAGGTTCGAAGATAGTTCAAAATTATACGTCACTGAATCAGCTATCAACTGTCTCACTCTTTGGACACTTGGAATCCCTGCTGTGGCACTGATGGGAGTCGGAGGAGGTAATCAATTTGAACTTTTAAAGAAGATGCCTTTTCGAACAATCGTATTAGCGTTAGACCCAGATGAAGCGGGATATAAAGCTAGTTGCAAAATTCGTAATCGACTAAGTAAGGACAAGGTAGTATACTTCCTAAACTACCCAGCAGAATTTTGGGACAATAAGTGGGATATAAATGACAAGCCGGAATTAATAGATTTTACAGATTTGGTCTTGTAATTTATTACCCGATAATGTATAATAGACTTATACAATTTCTTTAGGAGATTTAACAATGAACAAACTTGTGAACGATATTGTGGACTGTATTGGTACAGTTCCGGATACTGATTGTGTAGCCTTGTATAATGTGGACCCTAACGGAGCCCTTGCCGTGGTTTATTCCCGGTACTCAGGTATGTTACATAAAATCGGACAACGCCATTTTAGCTTTAGCCGAGAGGATGTAGATAGCTTTGTTTGGAGTACATTAGATAAGGCTTTAAGTACGTTTAGAATCGACGCTGGAGCTAATTTTGCTACTTATGTCACAAGACTTATGCGGAACACGATGCGTAATGAATATCGACATTTAAAGGTTACATCTGTGCAACGAGATTGGTATGTAGATGTTGAGTGGGAAGGTAACACGTCTTGCGACGATGTGGATAATTACAATGTATTTTATTCGCAGGGTGTGGAGGAAGATTGGTCAGCTATTGACATTACTACTTCGCTACCTACACTACCTTTAACAGATAAGCAATACGCTTATATCGAATGTATCGTACGGAACGGTCAAATCCTAACTGACGCAGAAATCGCTAAAGAAATTGGCGTTACTCGTGCGGCGGTAGCAGGGATTAAACGTTCATTAGCTAAAAAGTTGGATAATTTCCTAAACTAGTATACCCTACACCTAAATTAGGTGTATATTAAACTATAAGGCACTTATACACTTAAACCCTTATACACTTAAACACTTCAAAGGAGGACCAAGATGGGTCGAGTAAGTATTAATAATTCCGGTAGTTATGGAACCGGTAACGGTAACGGATTCTTTAGTTTAGCTGACGATAAGGATTCAGCAGTCGTTACATTCCTGTACGAAGATCCGGATGGACAAGATATGGATTATTTTGTAGTTCACCGTGCAGACATTGATGGGCGTGAACGCTATGTAAACTGTCTAGCTATTAGCGAAGATGGTGAAAGCATTCATCCAGAAGATTGTCCATTGTGTGAAGAAGGATTCCCTCGTGTAGAGAAGCTATTCCTTCAATTGTATAACGAAAATACTGATCAGGTTGAAACATGGGACCGAGGTCGTAGCTATGTGTCCAAGATTGTTACATTGATTAATAAATATGGACCACTTGTCAATCAACCGTTTGAAATTGTTCGAAGCGGTAAGAAGGGTGACCAACGTACTACGTACGAATTTTTCCCAGAAGCAGCTGATCCAGATGTGACACTTGACGACTTCCCAGAGAAATCAGAGTTGTTAGGTACCCTTATCTTGGACCTAAGTTCAGACCAGATGTACGATGTACTAGATGGTAAGTTCACACTAGAGGATAATTCCTCACGACGCTCTAGCGGGTCTACACCTCGTAGAGGTTCTAGTCGTGACACAGGTTCTCGTAGTCATGCACGTGAATCAGTAACACGCCGCGGACCTAGTACGTCCGGACCACGTACATCCGGTCCACGTACTAGAGGTGGTCGATTCTAAGAGGAAGCAATTTAGCTTCCTTTTTATTTTAGAGAGGTAAACAATGACACAAAAAGGATTATTTGGAATACCTAAACGAGGGGGTAGAAAGTCTGACCAGAAGTTACTAGCGCAAAAGCGTAACCGTAAAGATTCAGTAGAGGTAACCTATATTAGTGGTGACCATTTAAGAGATGCGGTAGCTAGAGCAAAGGCAATGTCTAAACGCATTCTAAAAGATGTACTTCCTAAATTGGAACTAGTTACAGACGAAGACCGGCTTGACGAGTATATAGGAGTTTGCATTGAAAATGGGATTGTAGCTTTGGACGTGGAGACTAACGGTAAGGACTCAATACACGAGGACCTCGTAGGTGTCTGCTTATATACGGAAGGTGAAAAGGCTATTTATGTTCCACTGAACCACCGTAGCAATTTAACTAAACAGCGCATAAAAGATCAAATTGATCCAAAGGTGATGAAAGAGTTCATTGAGGAAATGATCGAATACGATGTCAAGTTCGTGTACCATTTAGGTAAGTTCGATATTAATAGTATCTACTGGCAATTAGGTATTAGGATGCCTGACCCACTATGGGATACTTACATTGCGTCGAACTTACTGAACGAAAACGAACCGCACTCATTGAAACTTCTTTACGCTAAATACGTGAAAGAAGATGAGGACGCTGAAGTCGCGAAGTTCAATGACTTGTTCAAAGGAATACCATTTAGTTTAATTCCCCCAGATGTAGCCTATATGTATGCGGCGTTTGACCCACTACAGACATACGAGCTTTACAAGTTCCAAGAGAAGTACCTTACTCCAGGAACTGAAGAATGTAAATCGTGTAATTTAGAGCGAGTAAGTGAAGTTTATCAGAATATTGAACTTCCACTTATTAGAGTTCTGTTTGATATGGAGTCTTACGGGGTAGCCTTGGACGAGGTAAAACTCGCAGAGATTAAAGCCGAGTTCGAACAAAAGATGGAGGAGGCTGAAGAATTGTTCAATTATGAGGTAGCTAAATACGCTCCTGAAATTGAAGATCTTCGAACTATTAACTTCCAACAATACCAAAAGCTAACGCTGAACGGTAAGGGGGAAGTAACGGTATCTATTTCGAGTAGCACTCAACTTGCAATTCTGTTCTACGACATTTTAGGTCTAAAGAGTAATGACGATAGAAGTCCTAGAGGGACGGGAGTCGATATCGTTAAAGCGTGGGATATTCCTATCGCTAAGGCTTTACTTCAGTATCGTAAGTACGCAAAACTAGTTTCGACCTACATGACATTAGACGAGTACCTTGCTAAACCTGACAATCGAGTTCATACTAATTTCAAACAGTATGGCGCTAAGACGGGACGTATGTCGAGTGAAGGACCTAACTTACAGAACATTCCATCACGTGGTGAGGGAGCAGTCGTTCGACAAATCTTTGCGGCAAGTCCTGGACACTACATTATCGGTAGTGACTATTCTCAACAAGAACCTCGTTCACTTGCGGAGTTAAGTGGGGACGAAAATATGATTCACGCCTACAAACAGAATTTGGACTTATATGCGGTAATTGGTTCGAAGCTATATCATACTGAATATGAGAACTGTTTGGAGTTCAATCCAGACGGAACTACTAATCCTGAAGGAAAGAAACGCCGTAACAATGTGAAGTCCGTTCTATTAGGTTTGATGTATGGGCGCGGTGCGGCTAGTATCG